TCTCCGTATTTCATTCTCGATGGCGTACAGTTCACTGATTCGCTTCAGGGCTTCTTCTGCCGTCGCACTTTTGCTGCTGATGTATACATCGTGGATTTTTCTCCGGGCATGAGCCCAGCACGCAACTTCTGTCAGCGCACTACCTTCACGTTCTGCACTGAACAGCCTGTCATAACCTGTGAACGCATCCGCCTGCAGGATACCCCGGAAGGGGCGGAGGTGTTGCTCCGGGTGTTTCCCCTGCCGGTTCGATGAGTACGCGAACCAGACCGCCGGAGGAGATGACGAACCCGCATTGCGATCATCCCGGACATACGTCCAGATGCGCCCTGTTTTCGTCTTTTTCAGGCCCGGTGCCAGTACCTTTACCGGTGTGTCGTCAGTGTGAAGCTTGCGGGTATTCATCACATAACGGTACAGGGCATCATTCAGCGGCGTCATTAACTGGCAGCACGCGTCAACCCAGTTGGAGAGTAATGCACGGCTCAGTTCGACACCCTGTCGGGCAAAGATTTCACTCTGACGATACAGTGGCAGGTGTTCGCAGTATTTTCCCGTTAACACGCGGGCAAGTAATCCGGGGCCCGCGATACCACGCTCTATCGGGCGGGACGGCGCCGGTGCTTCAACGATGCAGTCACATTTTGTACAGGCTTTTTTTACCCGTTCTGTGCGGATCACTTTCAGGGCGCTGCTCACCAGTTCCAGTTGTTCTGCGCTGACTTCCCCCAGATAATCCAGCTCACCGCCACACTCCGGGCAACAGCTTTCTTCAGGCTCCAGGCGGTATATTTCACGGGGGAGATGTGCCGGTAACGGACGACGATGGCGCGACTGTCGCAACTGGCGGGAACCAGTGGGTCATCCTCACGCCCACTGTAACGATCGCTTTCCTGCTCGCGTCGTTTCAGCAGGGCTTCAGCCTGTTCAACCTCACGACGCAGTTTTTCAGAACGGGTTCCGAACAGCATCCGGCGCAGTTTTTCTATCTGAGCCCGCAGATGCTCTATTTCTCGCTCATCTTCTTCGATCTTTTCTTCGGCACGTGCCAGTGCAGAGCGCAGGAAGGCCTCCGTCTCTTCAACCAGACTCAGTTGCTGGTCTTTCTGACGGAGGGCTTCAGCCTGCTCAGAGAGCAGCCTTTCCAGCTCAGCGATGCGAATGAGGTATTTCTGACTCATGGCCGTTTTTATAATCCGGCCCGGCGTTTTTTACAACATTGTCAGTGCGTTAAGGCGGGATGTTTTTGGCTGACGCCAGTCCAGCTTATCGAGGAGCATTGCCAGTTGCGAGCGGGTAATGGATATCTTACCGTCACGCACCGCAGGCCAGATAAACTGACCTTCCTCAAGGCGTTTGGTGAACAGGCACAGACCATCAGCATCAGCCCACAGGATTTAATCGTGTCTCCCCGTCGGCCACGGAAGATAAACAGGTGACCGGAGAAGGGGTTATTCATCCAGCACATGCTGTATCTGCTCCCCAGACCGTTGAAGGATTTACGCATATCAGTAAACGCCGGCAACGAGCCAGATACGGGTACCTGATGGGAGTGAAATCATCGTCCCCTCCCGGTCAGCTCACGGATCAACACCGTGAGCAGCTCTGGTGAAGGATTTTCCAGCATCATTTTACCGTAATGGAATTCCACATGGCAGGAAGCTGCACAAGCAACTGATAATGCCTCCGGAGCAGGAGCATCTGTAGCACAGCGCGGGGGGTCGATAAGTTCCACTGGAACCAGAGTCGGAGAGGCCGGAAAAGATTGTGATACTGTAGGGCCTACAATAGTTGGAGGCATTCTACGAGAAATACGTCCTTCTCTTTGCCAGAGGCGTAGCCATTTAAAAATACAGGTTGTTATCAACGCCATGTTCCCGGGCCAGTTGTGCAACATTGGCATTTGGTTTCGAAGCCAGTTCAACCATATGAAGTTTAAATTCATTAGAAAATATCCGGCGGGTTCCGGAGCGCCAGTCTGTAGGTTTATCCATCAATAGAACTCCGTCTAATTTAGAAGGAGCTCTAATTTAGTCTGCAAGGAGCAGGTGTTACAGACGGCATTGGCTTTACGCTTACAATGAATCCCCCTGAATCAGCATTATTTTGATTATCCCTGAAAGCAGACAAATACCGTCATTTTGTGTGAATAACGGTACAACTGCGCTTAGCTGTTTGTCAGGCACAATCACTTCAACATAGGGCGAAGCCTAATCCAATCAGGAGGTTCGCCACTATGGCTCAGGATTACCACCACGGGGTGCGCGTTGTTGAAGTCAACGAAGGCACCCGATCCATTACCACGGTGAGCACTGCCATCGTGGGTATGGTATGCACGGGCGATGATGCCGATGCAAAAATGTTTCCTCTTAATAAACCCGTGCTGATCACTGATGTGCTGACTGCCAGCGGTAAAGCGGGTGAGTCAGGCACGCTGGCTCGTTCGCTGGATGCCATCGCTGACCAGGCAAAACCCGTGACCGTTGTTGTGCGTGTGCCGCAGGGTGAAACGGAAGAAGAAACCACGACCAATATCATCGGAGCAGTGACCGCTGAAGGTAAAAAACAGGCATGAAAGCCCTGTTATCTGCCCAGTCACAGCTCGGCGTTAAACCGCGCATTCTCGGCGTGCCAGGTCACGACACGAAGGCGGTAGCTACTGAGTTGCTGAGCGTGGCGCAAAGCCTGCGTGGATTTGCTTACCTGTCAGCGTATGGTTGCAAGACGGTGCAGGAAGCAATCACTTACCGTGAAAACTTCAGTCAGCGTGAAGGAATGCTGATCTGGCCCGACTTTACTGGCTGGGACACGGTGCTGAATGCCGAAGCAACGGCTTATGCCACCGCCCGTGCGCTTGGTCTGCGCGCCAAAATTGACGAGCAGACCGGATGGCACAAAAGCCTGTCCAACGTGGGCGTTAACGGTGTCACCGGAATTTCTGCTGATGTGTTCTGGGATCTGCAGGACCCGGCAACCGATGCGGGACTGCTGAACCAGAACGACGTCACCACCCTTATCCGCAAAGACGGTTTTCGCTTCTGGGGTTCCCGCTGCCTGAGTGATGACCCGCTCTTTGCCTTCGAAAACTACACCCGCACGGCGCAGGTGCTGACGGACACGATGGCAGAAGCGCACATGTGGGCGGTGGATAAACCGCTGAATCCGTCGCTGGCCCGCGACATTATCGAGGGTATCCGCGCCAAAATGCGCAGCCTGGTCAGTCAGGGCTATCTCATTGGTGGTGATTGCTGGCTGGATGAGTCGGTGAACGACAAAGACACGCTGAAAGCCGGAAAACTCACCATCGACTACGACTACACGCCAGTGCCGCCACTTGAAAACCTGATGCTGCGTCAGCGCATCACCGATCAGTACCTGGTGAATTTCTCCAGCCAGGTCAGCGCGTAAGGGGACAACATGGCTTTACCACGCAAATTAAAACACCTGAACCTGTTTAATGACGGGAACAACTGGCAGGGGATCGTTGAGTCGCTGACGCTGCCGAAATTTACCCGCAAATATGAGAAGTATCGCGGCGGCGGAATGCCGGGTGCAGTGGATGTGGATCTGGGGCTGGATGACGGCGCACTGGATACGGAATTTTCCATTGGTGGTACTGAACTGCTGCTGTTTAAGCAGATGGGCAAAGCCACGGTGGATGGTATCCAGTTGCGCTTTACCGGCTCTATCCAGCGTGACGATACCGGGGAAGTGCAGGCCGTGGAGCTTGTGGTGCGTGGACGTCACAAAGAAGTGGATTCCGGCGAGTGGAAGACGGGCGAAAGCAACACCACCAAAGTGACCAGTACCAACAGCTACGCGAAGCTGACTATAAATGGTGAGGTGCTCTATGAAGTGGACCTTATCAACATGGTGGAAATTGTGGACGGTGTGGACCTGATGGAAGCGCACCGCAACGCCCTCGGCCTCTGATGTATCTGAACGGCGCGGGATACCGCGCCAGAACCCAATTTACAGGACAGCAAAATGAGCGATAAGCAGACTGAAAAGACTATTCAACTGGATACCCCCATCAAGCGCGGTAAAACAGAAATCACCGAAATTGTGCTGCGTAAACCGCAGTCCGGTGCGCTGCGCGGTACACGCCTGCAGGCCATTATGGATATGGATGTGAACGCGATGATGACCGTGATCCCCCGCATCTCCAGTCCGGCACTGACTGCACAGGAAATTGCAGAGATGGACCCGGCAGATCTCACTGCCATGTCGGTTGAGGTTGTCACTTTTTTGTTGAAGAAGTCGGTGCTTGCCGGTTTACCGACAGCCTGACGGTTGACGATCTGGTGGCTGATATCGCCACCATCTTTCACTGGCCGCCATCCGTTACTGACGTTATGCCGCTGACCGAAGTGCTGGAATGGCGGTATAAAGCGATTCAGAGAAGCGGGGCCAACGATGAGTGATAATAACCTGCGCCTGCAGGTCATTCTTAATGCGGTTGACAAACTCACCCGCCCATTCCGTGCTGCACAGGCCAGTTCGAAAGAGCTGGCTGGCGCAATTCAGAATACCCGAAACAGCCTCAAAGAACTGAATAAGCAGGCTGGCAGAATTGATGAATTTCGCAAGACGCGCTCGCAACTAGCCATAACAGCCAACAACCTGAACGCAGCCCGCGAAGAGGCGGCAAAACTCGCCACACAATTTGCTGCCACTAACAGGCCAACCGCCGCGCAGGCAAAGTTATTCAGTCAGGCCAAAACACGAGTACAGGAACTTCAGCAGACCTATAACGGCTTGTTGGGGCGGTCCAGAGACAACGTCAGGCACTTAAAGAATCAGGGATTGATACCAGACAACTCAGTAGTGCCCAGCGAGAACTTAAGAAAAATGCCGAAGAAACTCGTCAGGCACTGGAGGGCCAGCAAAAAGCACTTAAACGTCTGGGTGAACAACAGGCACGGATGAACGTTGCCAGAGAACAATACTCAAGACGGCTTGAAGTGCGCGATCGCATCGCAGGAGCCGGAGCCACCACCACGGCTGCAGGGCTGGCAATGGGCGCGCCAGTGATGGCGGCGGTAAAAAGCTATACCAGCATGGAAGATGCCATGAAAGGTGTGGCAAAGCAGGTCAATGGTCTGCGTGACGATAATGGCAACCGCACTGCGCGTTTTTACGAAATGCAGGATGCCATCAAAGCTGCCAGTGAACAGCTGCCAATGGAAAACGGTGCTGTGGACTTCGCCGCACTGGTTGAAGGTGGTGCGCGCATGAATGTGGCAAACCCTGACGACAGCTGGGAGGACCAGAAACGTGACCTGCTGGCCTTCGCCAGTACGGCAGCAAAAGCGGCAACAGCCTTTGAGCTGCCAGCGGATGAACTGTCAGAAAGTCTGGGGAAAATCGCCCAGCTCTACAAAATACCAACCCGCAATATTGAACAGCTCGGTGATGCGCTGAACTATCTGGATGATAACGCTATGTCGAAAGGGGCAGACATCATTGATGTCATGCAACGCCTGGGCGGTGTGGCTGATCGTCTGGATTATCGTAAAGCGGCGGCGCTGGGTTCCACCTTCCTGACACTGGGGGCTGCGCCGGAGGTCGCTGCCAGTGCTGCCAACGCGATGGTGCGTGAATTGTCCATTGCGACCATGCAAAGCAAGAGTTTCTTTGAAGGAATGAATCTGCTGAAACTCAATCCTGAAGTGATTGAAAAGCAGATGACGAAGGATGCGATGGGAACTATCCAGCGCGTACTGGAGAAGGTGAACGCACTGCCGCAGGATAAGCGCCTGTCTGCCATGACCATGTTGTTTGGTAAAGAGTTTGGCGATGATGCGGCGAAACTGGCAAACAACCTGCCGGAACTGCAGCGCCAGCTAAAACTGACAGCGGGCAATGATGCGCTCGGTTCGATGCAGAAAGAATCCGACATTAACAAGGACTCACTTTCTGCGCAGTGGTTGCTGGTCAAAACCGGAGCGCAGAACACCTTCAGCAGCCTGGGCGAAACGCTGCGCCAGCCGCTGATGGATATTCTGTACACGGTGAAAAGCATCACGGGGGCGTTGCGTCGCTGGGTGGAAGCTAACCCTGAACTGACGGGCACACTGATGAAAGTAGCCGCGGTTGTGGCTGCTGTTACTGTGGGCCTCGGCACCCTGGCTGTGGTGTTGGCTGCTGTGCTGGGGCCGCTGGCAGTCATCCGTCTGGGATTCTCTGTGCTGGGTATCAAAACGTTACCTTCCGTTACGGCAGCAGTAACGCGAACCAGCAGCGCGTTGTCCTGGTTGGCTGGCGCACCACTTGCACTGCTGCGACGCGGGCTTGCTTCATCGGGCAACGCCGCAGGTTTACTTACTGCGCCGTTGTCGTCTTTGCGCCGCACGGCATCACTGACGGGAAATGTCCTGAAAACTGTAGCAGGTGCGCCGGTTGCACTTTTGCGGTCTGGATTATCCGGTTTACGTGCTGTTGCTGTGATGTTTATGAATCCTCTGGCGGTACTGCGCGGTGGACTGGCCTCCGCAGGCACGGTGCTGCGAGTACTGGCATCTGGTCCACTAGCGATGCTGCGCGTTGCCCTGTATGCCGTATCTGGTCTGTTAGGTGCTCTGCTCAGTCCGATAGGTCTTGTGGTTACTGCACTGGCGGGCGTGGCGCTGGTTGTCTGGAAATACTGGCAACCCATCACCGCATTTCTTGGTGGCGTGGTGGAAGGATTCAAAGCGGCGGCAGGTCCCGTCAGTGCAGCATTCGAACCGCTTAAGCCCGTGTTCCAGTGGATTGGCGACAAAGTACAGGCGCTGTGGGGCTGGTTTACTGATCTGCTGACGCTCGTTAAGTCGACCTCTGCCGAACTGCAGAGTGCAGCGGCAATGGGGCGGCGATTCGGGGAGGCATTGGCGGAAGGGCTGAATATGGTCATGCATCCGCTGGACTCCCTGAAATCCGGCGTTTCCTGGTTGCTGGAGAAACTCGGCATTGTCAGTAAAGAGGCTGCAAAGGCGAAACTGCCGGAAAGAGTGACGCGTCAGCAACCTGCGACGGTGAATGCAGACGGTAAAGTGATGATGCCATCGGGTGCTTTTCCGTCATGGGGATATGGCTTTGCGGGGATGTATGACAGCGGCGGCTATATCCCGCGCGGGCAGTTTGGCATCGTCGGTGAAAACGGGCCGGAAATTGTTAACGGCCCGGCAAATGTGACCAGCCGGAGAAATACTGCTGCACTGGCTGCCGTTGTTGCCGGAATGATGGGCGTTGCTGCCGCGCCTGCAGAGCTTCCACCGTTGCATCCTTTGGCACTTCCCGCGAAAGGCGGCGAAGCGATGGTGAGTCGTGCAGCCACTGTGCCGCCCGTTCACCGGATTGAGGCACCGACGCAGATCATCATTCAGACGCAGCCAGGACAAAGTGCGCAGGATATTGCGCGGGAGGTGGCACGCCAGCTTGATGAACGTGAACGCAGGCTGAAGGCAAAAGCCAGGAGTAACTACAGCGATCAGGGGGGATACGACGCATGATGATGGTGCTGGGATTGTACGTGTTTATGCTGCGCACCGTTCCGTATCAGGAACTGCAGTATCAACGCAGCTGGCGACATGCGGCAAACAGCCGGGTAAACCGTCGTCCGTCCACGCAATTTCTGGGACCGGACAACGACATGCTGACGCTTTCTGGTGTTCTTATGCCGGAGATAACGGGCGGCAGGCTGTCGTTGCTGGCTCTGGAGCAGATGGCAGAACAGGGAAAAGCATGGCCCCTGATTGAAGGCAGCGGCACGATTTACGGCATGTATGTGATTGAGGGACTGAATCAGACTAAAACGGAGTTTTTCCGCGATGGTATGCCGCGCCGGATTGAGTTTACCCTGTCGCTCAAACGGGTGGATGAATCCCTGTCCGATATGTTCGGTGATCTCAGTGCGCAGCTGAATAATTTGCAGGATACGGCAACGTCTGCCTTAAGCGATATCAGTAAAACGGTGGGAGGGCTGCTGTCGTGAATTTCAGCTCTGAACTGCTTAACAAAGGCAACAAAACTCCCGCATTCAGCATCAGTATTGAGGGGAAGGATATCACCACTGTGCTGGACAAACGCCTGATGGGGCTTACGCTGACGGATAACCGGGGCTTTGAAGCGGACCAGCTTGATCTGGAGCTGGACGACGCCGACGGAAAAATCGTGCTGCCGCGCCGTGGTGCGGTCATTACGCTGGCGCTGGGCTGGAAGGGGCAGCCGCTTTTCCCGAAAGGGGCATTCACGGTGGACGAGATTGAACACACTGGCGCACCGGACCGCCTGACTATCCGGGCGCGAAGTGCTGATTTTCGTGAAACGCTGAATACCCGCCGTGAAAAGTCGTGGCACAAGACCACCGTTGGGGAAGTGGTGAAGGAAATAGCTGCGCGGCACAAACTGAAGATGGCATTGGGTAAAGATCTGTCAGATAAACCCGTGGAACATATAGACCAGACCAATGAGAGTGACGGCAGTTTTCTGATGCGGCTGGCGCGCCAGTACGGTGCTATTTCATCGGTGAAAAATGGCAATCTGTTATTCATCCGGCAGGGTCAGGGCAAAAGTGCCAGCGGTAAACCACTGCCGGTGATAACTATCACACGTAAGGACGGCGACAGTCACCGCTTTACCCTGGCAGATCGCGGAGCTTACACGGGCGTAATTGCCAGCTGGTTGCATACCCGCGAACCCGCGAAGAAAGAAAGCACCACGGTGAAGCGTAAGCGCAGGACTAAGAAGCAGAAGAAAGAGCCGGAAGCGAAGCAGGGCGATTACCTGGTGGGTACGGATGAAAACGTGCTGGTACTCAATCGCACCTATGCCAACCGGAGTAACGCCGAACGGGCAGCGAAAATGCAGTGGGAACGCCTGCAACGCGGCGTTGCGTCATTCTCGCTACAACTGGCGGAAGGGCGGGCAGATCTCTACACGGAAATGCCTGTGAAGGTCAGTGGTTTTAAACAGCCGATAGATGATGCGGAATGGACCATTACGACTCTGACACATACCGTCAGCCCGGATAACGGTTTTACGACCAGTCTGGAGCTTGAAGTGAGGATTGATGATTTCGAAATGGAATGATTCTTCGCAATGGAGAACTTTTAAGTTTGCGAAATGGAATAATGCGGTATCATTATTGTGATTTTAGCAAAAATGGGGAGAACTCGAAAAATGATGATTTGCCCACTGTGTGGAAGTGCCGCCCATACTCGCAGCAGTTTTCAGGTATCTTCATTGACCAAAGAGCGTTACAACCAGTGCCAGAATATTAACTGCAGCCATACTTTTGTTACCCATGAAACTTTTGTTCGTTCGATTGCAACGCCAAAAGAGTCAAATCCGGTTCAGCCGCATCCAATGAAATCAGGACAGGTGGCGCTCTCTCTTTGA